CGGACGGGAAAGCAAATGCTCCCGCTGCGGTGGAAGGAGAAAAGGAAAATGAAAACAAGAACATTTGTAGAGGTTATCAAAAAAGACGAGGAACATGTAGTTGCTAGAACAAAAACAGATTTTGGTGTTGTTGATATTAAAAGGACATTCAGAAAACATACAAAGGAAATCAGAGAGTTAAAGAAACAGGGCATCTATTGTTTTGAAATACAGGGCATTTTATATTGGTACACATTCAATGAGCATGGAATTGGTACACAGTATAAAGAACCAGAGAACTTCCGAGCAGAGGATAGAACAACAGATGAACTTCGCAGAGCAGGAAGGAAAAACAAAGCAGTTGTTGATGGTAGCGTAGAATTAAGAATACCAGAGGTTAAGAAGGAACAGAAGGAAGTCAAAAAGGAAGAACCAAAAGAGGATTGGAACAAAGAAGTAAAACACAGTAAGTTCGATATGATTAAGGCTTGCATAGAAAATGACATTCCTGTTTATCTTGCAGGACCGGCAGGAAGCGGAAAAAATTACACATTGGAACAGATTAGTTGGGAACTTGGTTTAGAGTTTTACTTTACAAACAGTGTTCAGCAGGAATACAAATTGACAGGTTTCATTGATGCAGGTGGTGTATACCATGAAACAGAGTTCTACAAGGCATTCAAAAATGGAGGAATCTTTTTCCTTGACGAAATGGATGCAAGTATTCCAGAAGTTCTGGTTTTACTCAATGCGGCAATCGCAAACAGATACTTTGAATTTCCAAATGGTAAAATCAAAGCACATAAGAACTTCCGAGTTGTTGCGGCAGGAAATACAGTTGGAAGTGGTGCAGATGAAATGTACACAGGACGTTTGGTATTAGACCAAGCAACTCTTGATAGATTCGCAATCATTGATTTTGATTATGACAGAAACATTGAAATGCACATTGCAAAAGGAAACAAAGAACTTGTTGATTTTGTAGAAGCAATCAGAACAGAAGCAGAAACAAATGGGATTCGGGCAACATTCTCCTATCGTTGTATTGGAATGGTAACAAAGTTAGAGAAAACAGGACTTGAATTAAAGAACATCCTTGCAATCGCAGTATTTAAGGGAATGGAGAAAGATACCATTAACAATTTCAGATTGTACACACTGAACAATAAATACAAAACAGCATTGAATGAATTACAGAGGGTAGCCTAACATGGCTACCTGTTCTGTTATCTGGAACAAAATAAATTGCAAAAGTTTTACAAAATGTGTTGACTTATTCCTAGACCTGTGTTATTATATAATTACAGAAAGGAAAACAAGATAAAAACAAACAGAGAAGGAGAACAAAAATGACAACAGCAGAAAAGAAAGCAAAGAAATCTTATGAACAGGATTTAATCAAACAAGGTGTTGATAAAGAAACAGCAGAAGTTATGGCAATGGTATTTGTAGAATATGGAATTATAAAGCCAGTTGTTGGTTAGAAATGAGGTGCAAAGCCATGTACAAATTCCCTGTTTATTGGACAGACAAACTAAAAGTGGATTTCCTACAGAGGGTTATCCTCATACACAGCTATTTGTATTATGAAGCAGACAACAGTGTATGGAGTGATAGAAAGTATGATGAAGTTGCAAGACGACTTACCAACATACAGAAGAAACATACAACAAAGTGGATAAAGAACACAACACAATATGGCTATTGTTTTTATGACTTTGATGGAACAACAGGGTTTGACCTTTGGGGTAGGTTAAAACAGAAGGACAGACAGATGATTGCAGGAATTGCAGAAAGGATTGTGAAACAGTGAAAGCAGATTTTGAAAAAGGAACAAAGGTATGCAGTAGATGTAAAAGGGAACTACCAGTAAGTGAGTTTAACAAAGACAAAAGCAAAAACGATGGTCTTAATTATTATTGCAGAAAATGTATAACAGAACGTGATAAAGAATATTATAATAAAAGAAGAAAAGCTATAAAAGAAAAAAGAGATAAAACACGCAACACATTTGGAAGGGTTGGTTGTAAAAGGGGAAACACTGGAATTGTGAAACGTGATTATGAATTAACAGAACAACAACTTGAGAGAAGAAACAAAAATAGAGAAACACAAAAATATAAAACAAAAAGAATGAGCCCACAAGGAGTGTTGATTTGGTATGATGGGAAGCTTGACAATATGACATCAGAAGAGTATGCAAAGATTATGAGTAGAGAATATTTGAGACAAAGGATGTGTGCCATTCGAGGGTATGTTGCAAGAAAACAACCATCAGAACATTTTTTATTTGATTTTGATTTAGAACAAATGTTGAAAGATAATGTTTATTACAAATGTTGGAAACATAATATATATATTGAAAAATGGTGGGATGGAACAATCAAACATTGGACAGTAAATGATGGGATATGGAAGAATAAGAGGTGAAAGCAGTGTCAATAAAAGAATGCATTGATAGTTATTCTTTCCGAGTGAGCGAACAGGAAACAATATTCCGAGATTTGTTCGGAAGGGAAGAATTAAAAGAAGCAAGAAAAAGGTACTATGCAGAACATCATAGAGTTATAGATTACCTTACATATATAAAACGTGAAACAGAAAGGAAGTTGAGGGAACAGGATGGTGATTAAAAGAACATGAATAAGCGTTCAACTAAGTTTTATCGAAAAAATGAAGCAGAGGTTATGAAGCGGTTAGGATTTAAGCCAACAAAGAACAGCGGAGCTGGATGGATTGAAAAAGAAGATGGGCAGAGTGAACAATGTATCTGCCAGCTGAAATCTACGGACAAGCAGAGCATCAGCATAAAGCAGAATGATATTCATATCCTAGAACAAAATGCGGCTATAGCCCATAAATTGCCCGTATTCGCCTTACAATTCCTTAACACTGGGGAAGTATGGGTGATGATAAAACCAGAGGATTTAAGCCTAATACAGAGCCTTGTGGCAGGTGATGATATTTCAGAACAATTACAATCTGGTTTTGATTTAGGTGTTGACAATGAGGACGATACCTGTTATAATATGACTGTAAGCGATAGAAACGCAGGAAAGTCCTATCTTGCTAGACAGGCTTACATGAAACAAAGGGAGAAGGAAAGAACAGAACAAGAACAGAGGTTCAAACAAAGAATGAAGGAGAAAAACAGAGAAAGGAGAAAACAGGTTGGCAGAGAAGAAATTTAAACAGAAGGGTATTGCAACCTTTGAAGGGTTAAGCATTGGAAAGAACAAAACTGTACAGTTGAAGTTCAAACTCCGTTATGATGAAATTCTAACAAGTGTAGAATTGTTACAGGGATTAAACAACGACATTACAGTTCATGCGAAAACAGCAACAGGAAATCCAATGAGCTTAGGAATCTTTACAATCGGTGCAGTGAACTTTGACAAAGATGGAAATGCAACGATTCCATTCAAATCTTTAGTTGACAACGTAAACTTAGACAACATCTGCATGTTGGTAGATGAGGACTATATACAGTTACGTTTCCAAGCAATCATTGAACTCCCAGACTATAGCGAAGAAGGGGGTGGGGAAGAATGGGAAGATTAACTTACAAAGAACTGTCAAAACAGAATTTTAAGGAACAACGTAATGTTGTGATTTCAGAAGCATTTGACAGGGAAAACAAATCACTCGGTTATTCTATTGCAGAACAGTTAGTGACAGAAGAAGATGGGAAAGAAATCAAAGTGTTCCTTAAAGGTGGACTTGGTATTGTAGATGCAGAAGGGCTGTTACAGTTGAAAGAAGCAGTTGACAATGCATGTATCAAGTTAGGTCTAATTACCGAATGTCATTATTGCGAGTGTTCATGTGAAGAAAAAGAAAAATAAAAAGTTACAAAAATGTGTTGACACACAGAACAGTGAGTGATATAATAAAGGTATAAAGGAAGGAAATAAAACCTTTCTGGTGATAGAAACAAACAAAGAACAACAAGAGAAGTAGGAGAACAAAAAGAGAAACAAAGAATCAAATTAAAAAAAGAAAAGGAGAAAAACAAAATGGCAAAAAATTGGATGGCATATGAAGCCGCAGAAGCAATCATGGGAAACAATGTAGAGGAAATCGCAGAAATCGGTAGTAGATACCCATTGTTCACAAGAACCGTAGCAATGGCAAACAGCGAGTATGTTCTTGACCTGTTAAAAGCACTTCCAAAGGTAACAGCAAGGGTTATTGAAACAGGTCTGAAAGACATCAACGATGTGGAGACAGAAGTAGAAGAAGTGGAAGAAGAAAAAGCACCAAAGAAAGAAACAAAGACGGCAGGAAAAGCAAAGCCGAAGAAAGAAGAAGCAGATGAGGATGATACAGAAGATGGTGATTATGAGAACATGACATCTAAAGCACTGTATAAACTCTGCTGTGATAGAGGTATTTCTTCCCAGTGCAAGAAACGTGACAAAGCAAGCCTTATCGCTGTTCTGAAAGCGAATGACGGAACAGCAAATGAGGATGAAGCAGATGATTGGGATGAAGAGGAAGAAACAGACCCGTATGCAGGAAAGTCTGCAAAAGAACTGTTCAAGATGTGTTCCGACAGAGGAATCAAAACAAAGCCGAAACAGTCCGCAGATGCTTATGTGAAACTTCTGAAAAAGGCAGACGAAGCAGAAGCCGAAGCAGAGGATGAAGAGGACGACGACGATGATTGGGAGATTTAACTCAATCGGTATGGTAAGTATGCATTAGCAGTATATAAAGTATAAAGCAAAGGCAGGTAAGTTGGAAATAGAAGCTTACTTGCCTTTTTGTTTAGGAGGATTGAACATTGAAAACAGAGGACATCATCATGTTAGATTGCAAGAAGGAAGGAAACAGAGAGTTAATAAACAAGTTCCTTTGGAAAGTAAAACCATGTGCTAAAATTCTGGAAAAGAACCATTACACAAGAACAGAGATAGCACCGATTGAGTTATTAGAACAGGTGTTGCATGGGTTGTGTGAACGATACCCATATAAATTGCAACAGATATGGACATACAGCGAAGAAAAGAAATTTAAGTTTTACCACATGGGAGTGATTCATATAACGGACAGTCGTGAGTGGATAGGAGATGTAAATGGTGTAACATTGTGGGAAGTTGTTGCAAAGGCAATTATCAAGATTTATGCGGATTTGAAGAAGGAGAAAACAAAACAATGAAACAAATAATTTTCTATACAGATGGTGCATGCAGTGGAAACCCAGGCGAGGGCGGATGGGCATATGTAGAAGTTGTTCCATGTAGCAATGGAATAAAAACAAATGTGGTAACAGGAAATAAAAAACAGACGACAAACAATGAGATGGAACTGACAGCAGTGTATATGGCGTTAGTAAAAGCCTTAAAGAGCAAAACAAAACAGGTCACAGTATATTGCGACAGTGCTTATGTTGTGAACGCTATTACAAAAGGGTGGTTACAGAACTGGCATAACAATGGTTGGGTAACGAAAGAAGGAAAACCAATCAAGAACAAACATATATGGGAAAAGATGTACTTGCTTGTATATGAAAAGAAGATGAACATAATAATGGTAAAGGTCAAAGGACATAAGGGCGACCCCTTAAATGAACTTGCAGACAAAAGTGCAGTAGAAGCAAAACAAAGAATCATGGAGGGGTAAGGCAATGTTGATAGCAGAGAAGATATTGGAGAAAGATTTTCAAGGGAGAACAACAAAAGAAGCATATTTGAATTGTTGCAAATGGTTGTCTACAAATGTAATTGCTGTGAACAATTCAGAACATATTACATATAGAACAGAGAAGATTGAAACGGACGATTGGAACAGGACAGTAAGATTGATGTTATATGTAACAGCAGATGAAGAAGAAATATGCGAACGGAACTGTAATATCTGTAAAGAAGTAACAGGCAGTTTCTTTATGACGCAAAACAAATATATGTGTGAGGTATGCAAAGTACCACCATACAGAAGAAGGATAAAGGATAAGTTGCACTTAATCAAAGAAGGATTGAAAGGAAAGATATTATAATGAGAAAGAGCAGAACAAAGAATAGAGGAAGAAAAGGGAACAGCATATTGATTGTGTTGTTACAAACATTCGGGGAATTGTTAGCAACCTTTAAATACGGACTAATTGAAGAATTAGACAAGGTTGCGGTAGTGTTACAGATATTGATACCGATTGTGATTGCTAGGACGGATTTAAGCACTCCTAAGATGTTGCTAGTGTCGTGTGTTCTGGTGGTATGTGTAAAGTACATTCGGGAAGTAGGATATAAATTGAACCATGTAACAGAGAGAGGGTTTCCGATTCCATTACAGAGGTTTACGGACAGAGACGAGAATGGGTTCATTAGTATAAAGGAAGAAGAAACACAAGAAGCAATGCTTTATTTGTGTGATGTAGAGGACTATTTAAAAAGCAAAGGTTGGTTATAGTATATGAGTTGTGCACCATGCAAGGGATGTAGGAGAAGGACAGTAAAATGCCATGCAGAATGTGAGAAATACAGAAAGTTCCAAGAAGAAAATGAAAAGATAAAGAAGAACAGAAAGAATGATACCATCAATCGTTCTACCATATTCAGAGCAAATTATCACAGTTAAGTGTTGACAATCCAAACAAACTCTGTTATAATAGAATCAAAAGAAGGAGTTGTGCTTGGATTGGCACAAGTAAGTGGTAGCCTTAAATGGAAATGCCTACCAATAAAATAAATTATCACGTTGCCGCTGTGGTAGCCATATATTAGTCGTGGTACAAGAAAATGTGTAAGTATATCCGTTTGATGTAATCGAGAAACATCATGTAACTTGTAAACATATTGATTCATAAACTAAATATTGTGATTGATTCAAGCGGCAACGTGATTCATTATATAGAGACAGTAACAGACAAGGGCAACCTTGTCTTGTTGTGTATTTAGAGAACAAATAATAAAACAAAAGGAGGATAAAACAGAACATGGGAAGAAGGAAAGGAAGAGAGGTAAAAGAAGCAAGTGAGAATCTAATACCACTGAATGAGAGAACACCAGAAGAACGAAAACGGATAGCAATGATGGGAGTTGAAGCAAGGAAGAAGAAGAAGGAACAAAACATGGCATTACAGAATTGTATGCGTCAGTTGTTGGAGATGAAAACAAACAGCGATAAAAAGAAACAAGTGTTGCGTTCCTTTGGGTTCACAGATGAAGAACTTACGAACCGCTCTTTGTTGATGGTTGCATTGTTCCAGAAGGGATTAACAGGAGATGTTTCTGCAATTAAAGAAATCACAGACATGATGGACAAATTGGATATGTTTGAAAACACAGGAAAAATAACAAGTAATGTAACAATCAATCTGGTTGCCACAGGGGAAACATACCAACCAAATGAAGCAGATGAACAGGAAATCTGGGATGCAGAGAACGGAACAGATTGGATGGAAGGAAACGAGGATGAGGAAGATTGGGGAAATGACATCTATGAGGGATAGCGGCAGGAAAGCGTCTAGTATAGGTATTTTGGGAGAAAATAACTCCACCCTAAGAAGTAATCACCTTAATATAGAAAGTGGCTTAAAAGGGCAAATAAACGGCTTACAGAGGTTGTCTGTTTTGGAGTGGATAAGGAAACACACAGAACAAGATGAATTATTTTCCAAGAACATATTGACAAACATATCAGAATATGATATAATTCAAGTATAAAAGGAGTTAAAACATGAGCAGAGCAGAGTTAAGAAGGAAACAAAGGGAGAAGAAGAAAGAAAACAAAACATATACCTTAACAGCAAGGGACTTGGAACAGTTAGAACAAAGAATCAGAAGGGAAGAACAGCAAAAGGCAAAACAGGTGATTCTGGATAAGACAAATGTTTTAGCAGAACAAATACTAACAATGATGTTGGTAATTCCAACAAATGTGTTGGTGTCTGATTATTGGCAGAAGTCAGCAAAGAAACGTATACCAAAGTTTGTAGATGATTGTATGAGCCTATATGAAGCATTTACAAGTGGTGTGGTGAAGATGTCCGAAATGGCAGCACTGACAGAAGAATATGCAGGAATCAAGTTAGTGCAGGATGAACAGTTTTCCATGTTTGCAGAAAAGGTGGGAGAACATGAAAAGTAAATTACATAAGGACATAGACAGTTATGTAAGAAAGTATGCAAAGAAGCATAACATAACAAAAGAACAAGCACTAACACATGAACGAGTGCAGAATGTGATTGCATGGTTAAGGTTAAGGGAAGGAGAGCAGGAGAATGATAAAACAGGTTATAGAAAGATATGAAATAACAGAAGAATATAATATTGTAGAAAGAATAGACAAAAGAATAGAAGAAGGATACCGAGTTATAAGTATGATACAAACAAAAGAACATAGAAATGTTGGATTGACATTGCCAATTGAAAAAGATGTTGTGTTGGTTGTATATGAGTATGAAGAAACCATAAACTATCCTAAGATGTATTCTATTAGTAGTGGTATTGCATTGTTGAAAAACAAAGATGTGAATATTTACAGAACATTGATGTTTGACCATGTAAAGGGAAGAAGGGACGAAAGCGTATATTATACCTATCTGCCGAATGAAAGAACAAAAGAGTACAAAGACATTATGGAGTATTGTTATTTGAATAACATAACATTGTTTGAGGTGAAAACAAATGGCAACTGATGCAGAATTAAAACAAATACAGATAGATAAATACACAAGAAAGCAAGCAGAACAGTTTGGGATTGAAAACAGATTGCTACAGTGTACAGAGGAATGTGGAGAACTCATACAAGCATTAAGCAAATATCAGAGAATCTTACAGGGAGATAAAACATGCCAGACAGATATGTGCCATGCAGAATATATGATAACAGACGAGATTGCAGATGTAGAACTTCTGTTAGAACAAATCAAGTACCTATTAGGAAATGAAATGGAAGTCAGAGAAAGGAAACTATATAAACTTGACAGGACAGAACAAAGATTGTTAGAATAGGAGTATCACATGGCAAAGTATAAAAGGAAGCCAACAATAACAGAAGCAATACAATACACGGGAGATAGAACAAACAATAAAGTTTCTGGAAGAAAACAAATGCGAGTACATCTATGATGAAATATCATTGGCAATTAAAACACCAGAAGGTCAAAGAATTGCACATAAAGGTGATTACATTGTAAAGGGTATATATGGAGGATTACATCTATATAAACCAGATGTGTTTGAACAGTTCTATGAGTTCATACAAGAATAGTATATAACAAGTATACAAAGAACAATAGAACATAACATACCATTTAGAACAAAGACAGAACAAAGAATATAGAAAGGGGCATAGAATACATGGGAACAAAAGCAAGTGGTATCAAGGTAACATACAGAAACATCAGAGAGTTAAAACCATATAAGAAGAATGCAAAGAAACATCCGAAAGAACAGGTTGAAAGAATTATGAACAGTATTAAGCAGTTTGGATTCTTTGAACACAGAGCAGTAGCAATTGATAAAGATGGTTATGTGGTTGAAGGTCATGGAAGAATCCTTGAGGCAAAGAAAGCAGGACTGACACAAGTGCCTACAATCTGTCTGGATGATATGACAGATGAACAAATCAAGGCTTGGCGATTGATTGAAAACAAAACAGCAGAATCCAGTTATGATGAAACATTGATTAACGAAGAAATCAGTGAACTTCTGAAATCAGACATTGACATGGAAGTGTTTGGATTTAGTATTGATGCATTGGAAGATGAAACAATAGAAGTTGAACCAGATGTACCATTCACAGAAATATTGAATGAAGAGAACAATTACATTGTGTTGAAGTTCAACAATAAGATTGATTGGCTCAATGCTATGGGATTGTTTGGAATCGAGAAAGCAAAGGCGTATCCAACAAAGAAGGAAGGGAACAAGAAGTCATTCGGTATGCGAGCAGGAGTGGGAAGGGTGCTAGACGGACAGAAAGCGTTAGAAAGGGTGCAGGGTAATGAAGTATAAGGGAAAAGAAATCATTGTTGCTTGTCCGTCTTATAAGCGTTATAAGGTGGAGACATTAAGTTATATTCCTTTCTGTAAAGTTTATGTTGCACCAGAAGAGTACGAAGCATATCTGGATTTCAACCCGAAACATACAGAAAATATTGTGAAGTGTCCGAAAGGTGTACAGGGAAATCTGTGCAGAGTTCGTAATTATATCCTTGATACAGAGTTTGAAAACGGTGCAGACATTGTGTTATTGATTGATGATGATTTACGAGCCATAGAACACTTTGAAATGTCAGAGGATGGAACCTATGCGTATGAGAAAGTAAAAGTAAAATCAGACGAACTACTAGACTTCTTATATCGTTATTCCTTATTGTGCAATGATTGGGGTTTTAAATTCTGGGGATTGAATTGTAACAGTGATACAATGTCATATCGGCAGTATTCTCCATTTAGCACTACATCCTACATAGGTGGACCTTTTCAGTGTTTCTTGAAAGGGAATGAACTTCGATATGATGAAAGACTTCCGTTAAAAGAAGATTATGACATGACCTTACAGAACATGAACCTGTATAGAGGGGCATTGAGGTTAAACAAATACCATTATGTTTGTAGACAGTCAGAACAAAAGGGCGGTTGTGCTATGTATCGTAATATGGAACGTGAGAAAGAACAGTTTGAATTGTTAAGACAGAAGTGGGGTAGTAATATTGTAAGGTTGGATACATCAAACAAAGGAAGGTCAAGAAAGAACAGAAAGTACATTGACTACAATCCGATTATCAAGATACCTATTAAGGGAATCTAAAGGGAAGGGGACAGAACATTGTTTCTGTCCTTTTTATTTTATTATAAAATATTTACAAATAACTGTTGACTTTCTGCTATGTTATGTTATAATAGAATCATAAAGAAGAAAACAAAACGAGAAGGAGTTAAGAACATGAAGAAAGAGTTTATTAAAAACAATAATTTAACAGGAATGGTTAGAGAACTTGTAGAAGGATTGGGAATGAATAGTGTAGATGCTATTGAATATGTTTATGATATGAAAACAATGAGCAATGAAGAGTTTGCTAAAAAATATTTAAAATAATTGTTGACAAAACATAGCATGAATGTTATAATAAATACATAAGTTAAAGAAAACAAAAACAGAGAGGTAAGAACAATGTTTGAAGTAGGAAAGATTTATGGAGAAGATGCAGTAAAGTATGAGGTAGTTGCAAGAACAAAGAAAACAGCAACAATCGTAGAAGTTTATCATTTTGGAAAATTCAATGAGAAAAGAAAGAATGAAAAGAAAGTTAGAATTTCAAATTGGAATGGAACAGAAGCACTTGTATTTGGAAACAGAACAGTATTAGCATAAGACAAAGATGAAAGGAGTTAAACAGTTATGAAATTAATAGATTTATTAAACAAGATGTCAAACATGGAATTTGTAAAAGTGAGAGTATATGTAAGTGGTGCAACATTTGACAGGTGTTAAAGTCATTAAAACACTCAAATAAAATATGGTATATGGTGGGGTTTCGCTTCTCCACCATCAATGCCCTATAGTGTAATGGTAGCACACAAGAATTTGACTCTTGTAACACTGGTTCGAATCCAGTTAGGGCAGTTTAAACAAAATAAACAAAAAAGAGGTATAACATATATGACATTGGAAAAGTTTTTATTTATGATGTGTTATAGAGGAAGTAAGTTCGTTAAACAAGGCAATAGGGAAATAGAAATAATAACAGATGATGATTTAACAGAAGACATGAAAAATGCAGAGGTTAAGAGATACAGAGAAGACATAAAAAGAGATGGAATTATAATTGAGATTGACATTCCGATAATGGTGTGTTAATATAAAAGAGTAAACAGAGTAAGTTCAGAAAGGAGAACAAAACATGAGTGAGAACAAAGGGAACAAATTAGTTGTGGACGATATTGAGGTTATCGTAAGAGGTGTTGCGAACAAACCGTATTATGAGATTAAGTACAGAGAAGTCGGGAACGATGATTATAACATCGGCTTTGGTTCGTATGATTTAAACAATGTCCTCAAGTGGAAAGAAGAAGAATTTGAGGTTGTTTCCGAGAAAGAGAAGAAAGAAACAAAGGAAGTAACAAACAGAATGTTGTTAGAACATATGAAAGAAATCGAGATTGCACAGGGTTGTCTTGCAAATGGAATCAACACACTGTTTAGTGTTATGAGCGAGAGAAAGGAGCAGTTAAAGTTAAGCAGTGGAGAAGCGGAAATGATTGAACATGGACAGATTGCACTCGCTTGTCTCACAGACCACATGACTAATATTTCTGGAATGAACGAAAAGGTACAAAAGATTGAAGAGGAAGTTCATACAGTTAGTAAAGAAGAGGTTGAAAATTTTCTTGATTTTCTGAAAGAAATTTTAAGTTAAGCCTTGACGAACAATAATTGAATATGGTATAATAGGATAAACAAAACAGATAAGGTTCGGCGTACATTAGATTGTGTACATTTGCCACTTATCTGTTTTGTGCATATTAAAACAAAGGAGCAAACAAACATGGATGTGAACATTGAAGTGTCAAACAGATTTGCTTCTTTTCTAACCGATTGGGACTATGAACAATACCTATTATTGGGTGGGTATGGTAGCGGAAAGAGTTACCATGTAGCATTGAAGATTATACTAAAACTTCTGGAAGAAAAACGAACAGCATTGGTGGTAAGACAAGTGCGTGAAACAATCAAAGAATCTTGTTTCGCATTGTTTAAAGAAATCCTTGATAAGATGGGGTTGTTATCAGATGAAGCAGTGAGGAACAATCACAGACCAAAAGGGGACAAAGTGGTTGCGATTTCTAGCCCTTTGGAAATCCGTTTTCCGAATGGTTCAAGAATCATATTCCGAGGAATGGATAATACGGAGAAAATCAAGTCCATTCACGGTGTCAGCATTGTTTGGATGGAAGAGTGTAGCGAAATCCGTTATGAAGCATATACCGAGTTGCTAGGGCGTATCAGAGAGCCTAAGGTGACATTGCATTTTATCTTAACAACAAACCCTGTCGGCAAGGAAAATTGGGTATACAATACCTTTTTTGTGCATACAGATGATAAGGGAAGAGAGAGAACAATACAAAGTCCAGAAGAGTTTTACAGACGTAGAACATTGGTGAACAAAAAGAATGGTGTTTATTATCACCACAGTTTACCAGATGATAACCCATTCCTTCCTGTTTCGTACATTCGCCGTCTGGATGGATTGAAGAGAACAGATAAACAACTGTGGGTTGTTGCAAGGTGGGGAAGGTTTGGAGCAAATGGAACAAGGGTGTTACCAAATTTTATGGTTGCAAAAAACAGCAAGGAGTTCAAAAACAAAGTAAACAGTATATCTGCACAATATCACTTCTTTGGACTTGACTTTGGTTTTGAAGAAAGTTACAATGCGCTTATCAGTTGTTGTGTTGATGATGCAAACAAAGTGCTGTACATTTATGATGAAGTTTATATGAACCAAATAACAGATGATAGGTTTTCACAAAGGGCTGATGTTCGTGCAGTAGCAGAACGAGCAGGAAGGTGTGAGAAACCAATTTGTGCAGACTCAGCAGAGCCTAAAACAATTCAGTTTTACAGACAACAAGGTTACAACATGTATGGAGCGAAAAAGTACATTGGAAGTCGTTTACAGAACACAAAGAAGATGAAAAGATTTAACAAGATAGTTTGTTCCCCTAGATGTAAGAACACAATCCGAGAGTTGAAAGACCTTACATACAAGAGGGACTCAAGGGGCAATGCAATCTATGATGAATTTAACATTGACCCACATACATTCTCTGCATTGTGGTATGCGTTGGACACATATACAGTTGCAGATGTGAAGGAGATTAAAACAAACAGTAAGGCAGGATAATGTTTCATGTGAAACGTAGGAAGGAGAACATACATAGAATGAACACATTAAAAAGTAAAACAAAGGAAGTAAAGAACATCAGAGATTTACAGAAACAGAGTTTGGAGAAATCAACAGATGACTACATGGTGGGGTTATATAATGGGTTAGAGATGGCAACAGCGATTCTGGAAGGAAGAGAGCCAGAGTTCCTAACCTGTGTAAAAGAACCACCAGTGATAGAGAACGAAGAAGAACAGACAGGACGAACAATAGCAAGCGGGATAAGGAGGAGGTAAGAAGATGTGCAAGAAATATTGCTAGATACATACACAATAGCATTGCCCATCATACTTGGCTATATAGTCTGGTTATTAAAACAAACAAACAAAAAGAGAGATGCAAACACAAGGGGAACAATGTTGTTGTTAAGGGTTCAATTAATAGAATACCATGACAAGTATTGTGCTATGGGAATCATACCATCGTATGCCTACCAAAATTTTTGTGAAATGTTTGAAGCATACAGAGCGTTGGGTGGGAATGGAATGATTTTAAAGATGAAAAAGGAAGTCGACGAATTGGAAATAAGAAAGAAAGGATATGAACACGATGTTTAAAAACAATGTATTTAATGTATCAGTAGATACAAAAAAGTGGTTGAAGAAAGCGGAAGTAAGAGCGGTTAAAACAATGGCACAGACTTTTGTTGCAACAGTTGGAACGGCTACTGTTATGGGTGCAGTAGATTGGAAGATGGTACTTTCTGCTTCTGTTTTGGCAGGTATTCTTTCCATAGCAACCAGTGTTGCAGGGATACCAGAAGTTGAAGCAGAAGAGTAGAACAAACAAAACAAGGAGGAACAAAACAAATGGCACATTTATATGTGATTGCAGGACATGGTGCAGGGGATTCTGGTGCAGTTGGGAATGGATATACCGAAGCAGAAAGGGTTCGTGCATTAGCAAGTAAAATCAAACAGTTAGGTGGAGACAATGTTACACTTGGGGATATGAACAGAAACTATTATGCAGACAAGGGTATTAGTTCTCTGAACATTCCGAAAGATTGGTGTATCATTGAGTTGCACATGGACAGTGCTTCTGCAAGTGCTAGGGGCGGTCATGTGATTATCAAGGGAATATTTAGTCCAGATTCACATGACCTTGCGCTCGCTAGTTTTGTTAGTGCAATGTTCCCCGGAAGGGCAAACAGTATTATTGGAAGAAACGACCTTGCAAACCCGAATAGGGCGGCGGCAAAGGGATATAATTACAGATTGGTAGAATTTGGTTTTATTTCAAATGCAACGGATGTATCAATCTTTAATAGCAATCTGGATGCGATTGCGAGGGGTGTTCTGTCATGTTTCGGAATCAATACGAACACAGCAAAATGGGTGCTTGACAATGTTGGTTGGTGGTATCAGAGAGCAGATGGAAGTTATCCGAAATCACAGTGGCTTCTGTTGGATTGCTATTACTATTTCAATGACAAAGGGTATGCACTTGCAAATGAGTGGTTGAGTTATGATGGAAACTGGTATTGGCTGAAAGATGATTGCAGAATGGCGACAGGATGGCAGTACATTGATAAGAATTGGTATTATCTAAACCCTACAGGAACAAAGAACAAACCAGTTGGTGCAATGTTAGATGGTTGGCAGTTCATTGATGGACATTGGTACTATCTTAGAACAAAGGCAGAAGGGGAACATCCGCATGGGTCTATGGTAGAAGGTGCTGTTACAGTTGGAGGATATGATTATTATTGCAGAGAAGCAAGAACAGACAAGAACTATCCGACAGGCAGTATGTTGATGGGATGGAGAAAGGTAACAGAAACAGTAGAAGATGAAACAAAGAAAACAAAATGGTTCTGGTATAACAAAGACAGCAATTGTCAGCCTATCGGAAGTATGTTAAAGAATCATTGGCTTACAACATCAAATGGCAAAAAGTATTATTTAAAAGATGATGGTGTTATGGCTTGTGATGAAACAATGACAATCAGCGGAAAAGAATACACATTCGATGCAAGTGGAGCATTGGTATAAGGGAATGGCGGCAACAAAGCCGCCTTTTCTTATTGACAGGACAAAAATGTTATGTTAGAATAAAAGAAAAAGAAAGGAGGGAGAACCTTTGGCAGAGAAGAAACAGTACAATGTTGAAGTGACAAGGGCGTTGGCAAGTTTCCCCTATTTTGTGTTAAAGAATGAGGTTACAACAGGTTACAATCTGTATACCAAAGAGGTGTTGGAAATCAAACAAAATTATCTGGATTACAAAAAGGGTGCAGAGTTCTACACAGAGGGTAGCAGTGGAGATTATCAACCGTCAAACATTAGGTTCAAGATTGCAAAAACATTGATTGACAAAGAAGCGAGGTTCATGTTTTCACAGACACCAGATGTAACAATACAATCTGTTGATACAAACGAAGAACAGATGGAACAGGTGGAACAATACCAGACATTGATTGACAAAGTTTTGAAGGACAAAAAGAACAATTTTTCAAGGACATTGTTACAGAGCGCAAAAGATTGTTTTATCGGGAAGCGTGTTGCATGTCTCGTGGATTTTTCCGAAGAGGATGGCATACAGACACATTTCTATAACAGTTTACAGTTTTATTATGAAACAGAGTATGGCTCTGACAGGTTGACGAAGTTTATCAGTTTTGAAAATGTAAATCAAACAAAATCAACACAGCAGAGGTTGTATCTTGTAAATAGGTATGAGGAAAGGGACGGAACAATCTATATGAGTTCTATCCTTTATAATGGAACTGGAAAGGAACAGGAACAGGTTATACCAGAACAGGAAATTGAGTTAGATTACATTCCTGCGGTTGTAATTATCAATGATGGAACATTAGAGGACAAAAGAGGTGTCTCGGAGATTGAAAGCCTTACAGAATATGAGTCTGGTTACAGCAGATTAGGAAATGGAGACATTGATAGTGAACGAAAGGGAATGAACCCAATACGTTATACTGTGGATATGAATTCGCAGACAACAAAGAACCTTAGTTCTGGTGCTGGTGCATACTGGGATTTGAAAACAGAACAGAACCAGAATAATGTTTCACCTATGGTGGGAACATTAGCACCTAGTATGAACCACACAGAGCCAGTGAAAGTTACGCTTGACCGATTGAAAACAACCATGTACAATGAAATTGATATGCCAAACATATCAGAAGAAACAATGGCAGGAACAATCACAAGCGGAAAGGCATTGAAGGCGTTGTATTATCCACTACAGGTTCGTTGTGATGAAAAATTGAAAACATGGAAACCAGCGATAGAGTTTATTGCAGAAGCAATCATTGACCTTGCTGTGTTAAACAAAGCAGAAGTAATTTCTATGTATGTTCTTACAAGTCTGGATGAAGTACAGTACAACATTGAAGTGATGGAGAATTATGCACTTGCAGAAGATGAAGAAGAAGAAAAGAACTCTGACCTTGCAGAAATTGCGGCAAATGCACGAAGCAGGAAGTCTTACATTAAGAAGTGGAGACGGTCAGAGTTCAAAACAGATGCACAGATTGATGAAGAGTTGATGCAGATAGCAATTGAAAACAATATGTTTGATTCTATGAGTATGAACACACAAGTACAGGCAGAGTTAAACAGACGTGGAACATCTGAAAAGGTTGACGACAATCTGGAAGTGATTGAGACACAGAAAACATTAGAAGGAACACAAACAAATGAAGAATAAGTATTGACATTCTTTGCAGATGTGGTATAATTGAAGTATAAGAACAAGGCGGTGAAGTATGGCAAGACAAAAGTTTAGTTTGAAAAATGCAGAACAAGTCAGACAAACAACTACCATGTCACAACAGAAAGAAATCAGAAGGTTATATGAGCAATTATACCAAGATGTGACAAGGAAGGTTGGACAATTAGGAAACAGTAATTTACAGAAACAGAATTTGATATTGTTACAGCGTGACATCAAGAATAGGATTACACAGTTAAACAGTGACATACAAAATGGAATCATTCGAGATATGCGGATAGTTTCCAATGAAGTTGTGGAAGATACAAGGACATTTCTAAAACAATGCGGTTTTCGTGATGAAGATATACACAATGCGTTTAGTTATGTTCCAGACCAGATTATCAGAAACATCACAAGCGGAAATGTATATCAAGATAGGTGGACATTAAGCGGAGCAATATGGGGATATAACAAAAGAACACAGGAAGATTTGAGCAAGATTATATCCATCGGAACAGCACAAGGGAAGTCAGCAATTGAGATAGCGAAAGAGTTAGAACAGTATGTTGACCCTAGTGCTAGGAAAACTGCTAAAACAATTCATTCATGGAGATATGACAAAGCAGGAAACAAAATAAAAGACAGTGTATATTTTGGAAAGATTGATTACAATGCGTTACGTTTGGCAAGAACATTGATAAGTCATGCGTACCAACAAAGTTTTGAGAATGTAAACAGAAATGACCCTTTTGTTGTTGGGTATCGGTGGTTGACTTCTAATTTTCATGGAAGGGTGTGCGAGATATGCAGAGCGAGGGCAGAAACAGACCAGTTTGGTTTGGGTGTGGGAGTGTTCCCCAAAGACCAACTACCATTAGACCATCCGAATGGGATGTGCACATTTGAAGCGGTGATACCAGACAGCATGACAGATATAGCGAGAAAGATTGGACAATGGTATCAAGCACCAATAGGAACATATCCAGACATAGACAGATATGCGTTGGATTTTGTTGCATAACAAAGAAAGAGAGAACAGAAAGGAGAACAAACAGGTGAAAGTCCAGAGAGTTTGCAGAAAGTGTGGAGAGGTCAACGAGATTGATTCTAGCAATTTGATTCGTGCAGATGTGTATGACGAAGAAGGAACATACTATAAAATCATGTATTGTGATTGCAAGCGTTGTGGAGAGCGTGACGTGGTGCAGATTGACAACACAGAGACATTAGGAATGTTCCGAAAGTTGAAGGATTTGACAATCAAGGTTGCGAGAAAGAATGTGAAGGGCGAAACAGTTAGTCCGAAGGATGTTCGCAAAAAAGACAAGTGGATGAAGGAGTTACGAAAGAAAAGGGAAGATTTGAATGAACTGTGTAGCGGCAAAAAATTATTTGATGAAAATAAAAAAGTTGTGGTTGAACAGTTGACATTCCCAAAGGTTGGTGATATAATTGAAAGTAACTTGTGATAGATGTCATAAGGAATTTGACAACATATTGAAGGAGAAGGAAAAACAGATTGATGGACAGTGTATCATTAGAACGTATCTGGAATGTCCGCAATGTGGAGAACAGTACGATGTTTGTTATGATAGTCAGTCCACGTTGGTTTTAAAGAAACGAATTCGCAGACACACAGCAATGTTGGGAACAATCAGAGATGAACACCAATACAGGAGAAAGTTAAAAGACATTGAGAAGAAACAAAAACGGTTAGAAAGAGAAATGAAAATCTTGCAGACAAAGTATTGCAAATATTTTGAAGAAAAGGAGAATTGAACATGGCAGAAGAAGTAAAGGGAACAGGAACAGAAGGACAGCAGGGAACAGAAGGAACACAGAATCAGCAGACACAGCAGAGTGCAAAACAGCAGACAACGGAAACACAGAAGCAGGAAACAGAGCAGAAAGTCGATGTTGAAAAAGTGAAAAGTGAAGCGTTGTCTGGATTTCTGAAAGACCTCGGAGTTGAGGATGCAGATGCTTTGAAAGGGATTGTAACAAAACACAAGGAAACGGAAGAAGCAAACAAAACAGAGTTACAGAAGAAGGAAGATGCTCTGACAGAGACAACAAAGGAACTTGCAAGAGAACGTGAGGGAAGAATCCTTGCAGAAGCAAAGTTATCAGCGGTCCAGTTAGGAGCAAAACCAGAGTTGGTAGACGACCTTGTGGTTGTTGCAAAAGCAAAGGTAACAAAGGACAAGGACATCAATGCTGTAATTGCAGAAATCAAAGACAGTACATCTGGAAAGGTGTATTTTAAGTCCGATGAGGAAGAAGAAACAGAAGAAAAAGGAAAGAATAAGAACAAAACAGTTACGAGAGCAAGAGTAACAAAACAGTCCGAGAAATCTGGAACAAAGAAAGAGGAAGAAAAGGGCGGAACAGAAACAAAGGAAGAACACAAAGGTTCTATGGCTGAACGTCTGTTAGCAGGACGTAAAACAAACAAAAGCCATTATTTCAAATAGGAGGTAGAAACAATGCTGAACAACACAGGTATTAAGAAAGAAACTTATGATTCTGGGACTCAGATTCTTTTTGCAGTAGAACATCAAGTGTCTATGGGAATCGTGGTAGACCAGGCAGTAGGAGTAGCAGAGGGAACAAAGAAGATTGCAAAAGCAGGAACACCGATTACAGGAAACCTTGATGCAAGGGAGACAGCATTCACGGCGGCTACAACTTCAACGGGTTCAGATGCAGTAGGAATCTTGTTACATGATGTTGATGTAACGGTTGGGGACAACAATGGTGTAATCTTGTTATTTGGGTTTGTAAACACAAACAGAATTGATAAAACAACAAAAGCGAAGATTACCGAAGATGTAAAAAAGGCATTGCCTATGATTAAGTTTGCGGCTTGCTAAAACAAAGAAAGGGGAAACAAAACAATGAGTATTTACGATTTAATTATCAGCGAAGAGGTTGTTGCGTATTGGGAACTGCTTACACAGGAGAGAGAGCCATACATGGGCGAAGAGTTGTTCCCAGATGATAAGAAGTTAGGGCTTGACCTCAAATGGTTAAAGGGGTCAAATGGACTTCCTGTTGTTCTGAAAGCGTCTGCATTTGATGTTGCGGCTATTCCTCGTCCGAGAATCGGTTTCGAGAAGTTAAGCGCACAGATGCCGTTTTTCAAGGAATCAAAGTACATTGATGAGGAATTGAGACAGGAACTCAACAAAGTTATCGAGAGTAACAACCAAGCGTATATTGACGCAGTTGTAAACAGAATCTTTAATGATGAAATGGATTTATTAGAGGGTGCGGCGGCACAGAGAGAGCGTATGCGTATGATGGCACTTACAACAGGAACAATTGTCATGGAAGGAAATGGACAGGTATATGAGTATGATTACCAGATGCCAGAAAACCACAAAACAACTGTAACAAAGTCATGGAGTGACCCGACAGCAACAATCATGGAGGACATTCGAAAGGGTATACAGAAGATACAGGACGATACAGGAGTAACAGTAGAGAGGGCAACTTGTTCTTCCAAAGTGTTTGGTTATTTCCGCATAAACAATGAGATTAAGGCATCCATCATGGTGCTTACAGATGGCGCAGGGTTTATCTCTGATGCAAAAATCAAACAGTACATTGCAGATGAACTTGGCTTACAGATTGTTGTAAATGACAAGCGTTACAAAGATGAAACAGGAACAGCACAGAGATATGTTGCAGACGATGTGTTTGTTATGTTCCCGTCTGGACAGTTAGGCAACACATGGTTCGGAACAACACCAGAAGAATCTGACCTTATGACAGGAAGTGTTGCAAATGTAACAATCACAGACACAGGTGTAGCGGTAACAACCATTCAGAAAGCAGACCCAGTAACAGTTGAAACAAAAGTAACTATGATTTGTCTGCCAGACTTCCCAACAGCAGACCAAGTTTATATTCTGGATGTAATTGCGTAAGGGAGGAAAGTAACATGGCAATGGTAACAGCAAAAAGAGGACAGCATGTTGTGAAGGTGAGCAAACATTCTTATGAAACACTGTTCCGTAACAAAGGGTACAGGATTGTTGGAGAGGAAGAAGCGAAACCAGAAACAGACATGATTGATACAGGAGAGTTTGAGGAAGAAGCGGAAGAAGTACACGAGGTTGAAACAATTCCGATTTCAGAAATGAACAAAGAGCAGTTAGCAGAGTATGCGAAAGAACATGACATTGACACATCTGGTGCAAGAAATGTTCGTGAAGCGAGACAGATTATCCAGAAAGCAATCAGAGAAGCAAAGATGTAGGCAGAGGGGAAGTGAACAGATTGGATGATAACAAAAAGTTAGAACAACTGAAATTCAATTTAAGGGAAAAACAGATTCCTTATTTTGAAGATTCAGAACTACAAGCATTGTTAGACAACAATGGTGGAGATGTGAACAAAGCGAGTTATGAAGGTCTGATTATAAAGGCTGAAACAACAGGTTTGAGTGTTAGCGGATTGACTACGCAGGACAGTTCCAGTTATTTCAAGATGTTGGCTTCCCGATATGTTTCTACGAACAGTGGGGTGCTGACATAATGAATGAAGCAAGAATGAAGATGGAACTCCACAAGGTTTTGAGAGAAATACAGATACATGGGACAGAGTATACATTCTTCCGAAAAAAGGTAGATAAGTATGGAGAGCCAACAAAAGAAGAACCAGAACAAATTGTAAAGGTTCAAGGGTTGTTCCATGTATCAAAAGGATATGTTACACAGAACATACAGGATGGAACAAAGACACACAGCAAAGGACAGCCAATGTTGATGGTTGCATATGAGAACACAGGAGAGATTCAGACGGATGATTTTTTCGTCATAAATGGAAACAAATATAAGGTAGTAGAAAAGAACAACACACAGGAGTATAACATAGTAACAGACATTTCATTGGAGTTGGTGTTAGATGGCAGGAATTAAGATTGATGCTTCAAAGTTGTTAGCAAATCTGGAAAATGCTGAAACAAAGTCGCAAGTTGCTATTCGTATGTTTGCGCAAGAGGGTGCAAAGAAGTTTGAGAATTATGCGAAAAGGAATAGACCTTGGACAGACAGAACAGGACATGCAAGACAACGATTAACAGGATGGGTAGAAGTATTAACAAACAAAGTGAGAATCCACATTGGACATGGTGTTGATTATGGTGTATACTTAGAGTTATGTCATGAAAAGCGTTATGCGATTTTACAACCAACAATAAATGCATTATCCAAAGAGGTGTTGGAAGGGTATGAGGAATTAACGAGGTACATGAAACCATGAGCAGTGTTTTAAAAATAATTCGTGATGTGCTAGAAAAGGATGGCACAACAGATGTATTCTTTCCCTCACAACACAAGGGGGAATGTCTGAAAGAATACATTGTTATAAAATCAGATGGAACAATAGAAGAAACAACAGTGTCGAGTGAAAGACCAATCTATACGTTGTTATGTTATGTTCCACAGGATGAATACAGCAGATTAGAAACCCTTGTTGCAGAAACAAAGCAGAAGATGAAAGAAATCTTCCCAATTGTTATGTATATCGGAAATGAAACACCAAGTTTCTATGATGATGATGTAAAAGGACACATGATAAGTTTCCAGTATCAAGGGTGCAGAAAAATAGAAAATTGGTAAGGAGGTAAAAACAGATGCCTAGAACAAAGAAAAAAGCGGTAGGTATTCCTACGATTGATGTTTCGCTTGTTGTGGTAAGGACAGGAACAGAAGATAATGGACTTGAAATTGCAGTTGACACAGCGAACAAGATTGGAGTAGAACCACAGACAGAAACAACGGATGCCGTGAAGTTGGTGAAGTTAGGCAGATTGTTAGCACAGAAGCCGTCAGAGACAACAATTACAGGACATCAGATTACATTGACAGACAATGTGTTCATTCCAGAGCTCGTTCAGATTTTTCAAGGTGGAACAATCGAAGGAGAGGGAGACACACTTGTTTACAAACCGCCAGTTGCAGGAAGTGCAGAGAAAGGGAAGGTATTCGAACTTGATTGTTACTCAGCAGAGTATGATACAAGTGGACAGATTGTGAAGTATGAGAAGATTACATACCCGAATTGTCAAGGAACGCCAATCACGATTAACACAGAAGATGGTGTTTTCAGACTTCCAGAGTATGTTATCAATTCAGCACCGAAAACAGGAGAAGCACCGTATACGATTAGTTATGTGAAAGTGTTACCGTCTTTTCCTAGTTCCTCTTCCGTAAATACCGCAAGTGTTATGGCGTTGTCAGACAGTGAAGGGGATAGCGGAACTGCTCTTATGAGTGGGGATGCAGAAACAGGTCTGACGAAGAGTGAGAGTACAACAGAAATCGAAACAAAGTAGAACAAAGAGTAAAAGGAGAATAAGAACATGGCAGGAACAAAAACGAAAAAAGCAACAGTAACAACCGTAACATCAATTGAGGAATTGAAACAGTATTCCAACGGAACATTGGTAGAACTTCCTTGCTTTGCAGAAGGTCAGCCTTTTGTTGCGAGATTGAAAAGACCTTCCCTTCTTGGAATGGTGAAACAGGGAAAGATACCAAACACATTGCTTGTTCGTGCAAATGAGTTGTTTGTACAGGATGGAACAGGGTTTGACCCAGATGAACAGGATATGATGTCACAGATGTTTGATGTGTTAGAGTTGATGGCAGTTGAAACATTTGTTGAACCAACATATTCAGAAATCAAAGATGCAGGAATCGAGTTGACGGATGAACAGATGATGTTCATTTTCAACTATGCACAGCAGGGGGTAAAGGCATTAGAATCCTTTCGTACAGAGTAGGAAAATAGAGAGCGTCCTCGCTATGTCAAAGCAGTATGGCTGTCTGCCTAGTGTTATTCTAGGGATAGAGGATAGTTATACTGCTTTTTGTTTTAATGAAGCATGTTGCGAGATTCTAGCGAGGTTGCAGAACGATGAAAAACCTTATTACATAGAACAGAGAGAACAAGCGGAAGAACCAAAACATTACAGTAATTTCAAAGATTTTTACAAAGCGTATGGAGGGTAAACATGGCAGTTAATATGGGAACTGCTATTGCATACCTTGAACTCGATACCTCAAAGTTTTCAAAGGGGTTTGTTTCCGCTTATAATGATTTAAAGGTATTCGGGGACAAGTCAGCAACAGCAGAACAAAAGTTGAACGGTTTGTCGAGTGCCTTTAAAACAACAGGAGGTTTGTTATCAAAGAATGTAACATTACCGATTGTTGGAGTTGGTGCGGCGGCAGTGAAAACAGCAACAGACTTTGAAGCAGGAATGTCAGAGGTCAAGGCGATTTCTGGTGCTACTGGTTCAGAGTTTGATGCGTTAAAAGACAAAGCGATTGAGATGGGTGCTAAAACAAAGTTCTCTGCAAGTGATTCAGCAGACGCATTTAAGTACATGGCTATGGCTGGTTGGGATGCGTCACAAATGATGGATGGTATTGCAGGAATCATGGACTTAGCGGCGGCATCTGGTGAGGATTTGGCAACAACATCTGATATTGTTACAGACGCATTAACAGCGTTTGGTTTACAGGCAAGTGATTCAGCGCATTTTGCAGATGTTCTTGCACAAGCAAGTTCCAAGTCAAACACAAATGTTGGTTTGATGGGGGAAACATTTAAGTATGTTGCGCCAGTAGCAGGGGCGTTAGGTTACAGCATAGAGGACACAGCGGTTGCTATTGGATTGATGGCAAACAGTGGAATCAAGGGAAGTCAAGCAGGAACAGCGTTACGTTCTACCATAACAAGGTTGGCAAAACCTGTTGGAGAAGCGAAGGACGCAGTAGAAGAACTTGGAATCAGTATAACAAATGCAGATGGAACAATGAAACCGTTGAGCCAAACAATGGTGGAGTTGAGAGAGAAGTTTGCAGGATTGACAGAAGAACAAAAAGCGCAGTATGCGGCTATGTTGGCAGGACAAGAGGGAATGTCTGGATTGTTGGCAATTGTCAATGCTTCGGATGAAGATTTCCAGAAATTAACAGACGAGATAAACAATGCGAATGGTGCGGCAGAGGACATGGCATCTGTTATGATGGATAACACAGCAGGTGCAGTAGAACAATTAAAAGGTGCGTTAGAATCAGCAGGGATTCTGATAGGAGAAAAACTTACACCGTATATCAGAAAGTTAGCAGAGTGGATAACAGGACTTGTGGAGAAGTTCAACAGTTTGTCGGAAGAAGAACAAGACCAAATTGTTAAGTTTGGATTGATACTTGCGGCAATAGGTCCAGTGTTATTGATTCTTGCAAAAGTGATTTCAGTTGTTTCAACAGTAGTAAAAGCATTTAAGTTGTTCGGAACAACAATGACAACAGTTAAAACAAGTATTGATTTGGTAAAGGCAGGATATACTGGACTTGCTACACAGATGGGTGGAATCCCAAAACTTGTTGCAGGAATCTCAACAGGGTTTGGTGGAATGTTAGCACCGATAGCGGCAGTGATAGCGATTGTTGCTGTTTTAGTTGGAGCATTTGTTACGTTGTGGAAAACAAACGAAGAGTTCAGAGACAACATGGTTGGAATCTGGAACAGTATCAAGGAATCTATCAACAATTTCTTTGATGGAGTTGTGGAGAGAATCAATGCACTTGGTTTTGATTTTGAGAACATAACGGAAGTAATTAAAACAGTGTGGTTTGCTTTGTGTGATGTTCTTGCTCCTGTGTTTGAAGGTGCTTTTAACACAATTGCAATTGTTTTAGATGGGGTATTCAACCAAATACTGTCTGTGATGGACATTTTCATTGGATTGTTTACAGGAAATTGGGAACAGTTATGGGAAGGAGTAAAAGGGGTTGTTTCTGGAATCGTTGAAACATTCGCAAACCTCGGAAGTAACATTCTCGGTGTGATTGGAGACATTGGAGCAGAGATACTGAACAAACTTGGATTTGAAAAGGCGGCAGAAGGATTTCAGAACTTTTTCGATACATTGTCTGATTTGTTCGGGCAGATACCAGAGTTATTATCCAGTGCAATTGACACAATTGTTTCGTTCTTTACTGAAACAATACCAAACGCATTTAACAGCGCAATTGAAGCGGTACAAGGGTTTGTTGATAACATCATAGAGTTCTTTACCGTAACAGTTCCAGAAGCATTTAGTACATTTGTAAATGAAACAATACCAAACGCAATCAATAGTATTGTGCAGTGGTTTGAACAATTACCATACATGATAGGGTATGCAATCGGAGAATTGATTGGCTACTTCTATTTGTTCGCAACAAATTTGTGGACATGGATAACAACAGAACTGCCTTTGATTATAGAAGGTATCATACAATGGTTTGCACAGTTGCCTAGCAGGATTTGGGAATGGCTAACAGGAGTGGTAACAAATGTTATCAATTGGGGCGTTGAGATGTATAACAATGCTGTGTTGGCGGCTTCAAACTTCGTAAACGGCGCAATAGAATGGATTTCACAGTTACCTAGTAGAATATGGGCGTGGCTCACTTCTACGGTGTCCAATGTGATTTCATGGGGTGCTAACATGGTTTCACAGGCAAGGTCGGTAGCAACAAACTTTGTGAACAGTTTTATCAGTTTTATTACAAGCCTACCTAGTAAGGTTTGGGGAATCATTCAGCAAATACCTAGTAAGGTTTCTGCAATTGGTTCACAGTTGTACAATGCAGGACGAAACATATTCCAGAGTTTGTGGAACGGAATCAAGAGCATCGGAGATAGCATACTCGGTTGGGTATCTGATTTCGCAGGAAAGATTGGCAGTTTTGTTTCTGGAATCATTGACGGATTTAAGAACATTGTTTCTGGTGCGAATGATGCAAAATCAGCCGCAAAGTCTGTGGATGGAAAACATGCAAATGGTTTAGACTATGTTCCGTACAATGGATATGTTGCAGAGTTACATGAAGGTGAAAGGGTATTGACAAAACAACAGAACAGAGAGTATAATGAAGGTGGAACAGGAAAAGGTGGAGATACATTCAATTTTTATAACACGAAACCGACACCTTATGAGTATGCAAGGCAGATGAAGAAAGCGAAACGAGACTTAGAACTTGGTTATTAGAAAGGAGCAAAACATTGATACAGGAATTGCAGATAATAAACAAGGTAAATGGACAGCAGTTAAGTCTTGCAAGAGATGGTTCTACCCAATATGTTTTGGACGAGATAGATTGGGATGTTCCATCCGTAAGTTTCAGCACATATAGAGTTCCATTCCAGATAGGGGTTTCCTTGTCTGGTGTGGAACTTGGAACAAGACAACCATCCATTACAGGGTATATTGTTTCCAGTGTGGATGGGAGGGCGTTTCTTGGGAAGAGTTGGAACGAGTTTTTAGAAGCGCAGTTGCAAGACATAGAACAAAAGAAGTATGAACTAAACAAAACAATAACACCGTTACAAGACATTCGTGTGATTGTGGGAGATTATTTCATAGAGGGCAGACCATCCAGTGCAGTGAAGTTCAGTAACAAGGAGAATGAAAACAACGAAGTGTTGTGCATGTTCACAATTGACATCAATTGTTTTTCTCCTATGTTTCGATTGAACAAAGGAAAGCAGACCGTATTGGCACAGGTTCAACCTAAGTTCCGTTTTCCATGGATTTTGAAGGAAACAGGGAACATTATGGGTGTTGTGTCTAACCAGAAGATTATCAATGTTATTAACGATGGAGATTGTGACATTGGTGGAATCATCAAACTAGAAGCGGTTGGAGGAACAGTACAAAATCCAACCATATTTAATGTTGACACACAGGAACAGTTTATGATAAGATTAACATTACAAGAAGGAGATTACCTGTTGATAAACACAAAGATTGGGGAAGAGAATGTTATACATCACCATGTCAATTATCTGTCAACAGGAAAGTCAAAGGATGAAAATGTAATTGCTGATGTGATTGAGGGAAGCACATTTTTCCAGTTCAAACAGGGGAGCAATTTATATGGATATTCTGTTGAGCAGGGCAGTGATGTTTTTGTGAATTTAACAATTGATATGGACGAATTATTCCTCAATCTGAAAGGAATGTGATAACATGGGAGTAATTACAGTATTTAACAAGTATTTTGAACGAATCGACATATTAAGAAAGTACACATTTATGCAGTACACAGACAAGTTTAATGGTGTCGGGGAGTTTAAAATAAATGCTATCTTGTGTGATGAAAACCTATACCTGTTGGATGAAAAAGAGGTGTTTTTTGTTGCATTTGACAGAACAACAATGGGAAGAATTGACAAGGTAGTAAAGGACAGCGATAGCGAGTTTGAACAGACACTAGAGATAACAGGAAGGATGATAAAATACAAACTGCAAACAAGTGTCGTGTATAAACAGCAGATATACAGTGGAAGAACAGCAGAAGTGGTGAAACAATTGGTAGAAAACAATATGTGCGTTGGTTCGATAGGGGATAAACGGTACATCAATTTTGAGTTCCACATACAAGGCGATAGGCTTAGTGAAATGACAATGATAAACAACGGACAATGGACAGGTGGAAGTGTATATGATGCAATACAACCATTGTTACAAGCAGACAGCATGGGGTTTGAGATTAAGCCAGTAATAACAGAGCGATATGAGATTGCCCCAAATGCACCAATCGCGAACATAAGAAAGTGGTATTTTGACATTCTGTTGGGAGAGGACAGAACGAGAAATAATCAGAGGGGAAACAAACCGATTGTGTTTTCTCATTCATTGAGTAATCTAACAAGGTCTACCTATGAAAAGGACATGAAAGAGTATTGCAATGTTGCGTATGTTGCAGGAGAAGGGGAAGGAAACAATAGAACATGGATTGAAGTATACCAAGATGGAGTAAAGGGAACAGAGTATGAATGGGATGCAATCGGGTGGTTGCGAGACGAGTTGTTTGTTGATGCAAGAGATTTGCAGAAAACAACAGACAATAAAACATATACAGACACAGAGTATAAGGAGATACTTACACAAAGAGGGAATGAGTACCTAAAGGAACACATAGTATTTGTTTCCTATGATTCAACCGTAACAAATGAGAATGAAAAGTACAAGTATCAGAGAGACTTTTACAATGGGGATTTTGTTACGATTGTAGACAACGAGTTAGGCATAACAGTGGATGCACAGATAACAGAGGTAACAAAGTCTGTGGAGGGTTCAAGAGAAATCCTTGACATTACATTCGGTTATCGTAGTATACAGATGAATGAGAAACTGAGAAGAAAAGGAGTGATATAACAATGGCAGAGAAAAGCGGATTTTTTAATGCAAGGAAAACAGAAGAAGGAACATACGACAGGGAGTATGATGCAGAACAGTTCGCAGAGTATTTTGCAAACTTTGTTTCCAACGGTGTGTATGTTAATCCAACAAACCAATTGAAGGTAGTATTTAATGATTCATCCAACAAACCGTTTGTTGTAGTTGTTCGGAAAGGAAAGGCGTACATAGATGGGTACTGGTATGAATTGACCGAGGATATGGAAGTTACAATATCTGCAAATACAAAGTCTTATGCAATCAAAGATGTTATTTGTTGTACTCTGGACAAAACAGAACGAAAGGTTAGTATCATTCTGAAAGAAGATGTAACAAGTGATATGCCTGTAAACAACAACACACAGCATGATTTAGTTCTATCGACAATTCTTGTACAGCCAAATGCGTCAAAGTTGAACGCAGAGGACATTACAGATAAACGACCAGACAAGACATATTGTGGTTTTGTTACAGGATTGATAGACCAGATAGACACTACGGAGTTGTTCCAACAGTATGATGATGCTTTTCAAGAGTGGTTCAATGAAATGAAAGGTCAGTTGACAGAGGATGCGGCAGGAAATCTCCAAGCACAGATAGGAAATCTGTTAGACCTTAAAACAAATAACAAAACAAGTCTTGTTGCGGCGATTAACGAAGTGATTATGAACGCAACGCATCCGATTGGTTCTGTGTATTTAAGTTTTGACCCAACAGACCCGTCCGAATTGTTCGGGGGAACATGGGAGGGAATCACAGGAGTATCAAGCACAGATGAAGCACCTAGATTCTTGTATGTTACAAATCCGAACAGTCCTTCTGAAATAAAAGCAGGAACAAAGGGTGGTTCTGATAAGGTAAAACTTACAACAGAAGAACTTCCTGCACATACACACTCGATTGCGCAACAAGACGGAAGTACTGTTTCAGTTTGGCCATCTAATGTAGGAGCAGGAAGTTCTTGGAATGTTGTTGCGAATGGTGCAATAAGTTCACCCGGAAACAGGTTAGTTGCTCAATCTGTTGGTAGTGGAAAAGAATTTAGTATTGTACCACCATATACAGTTGTTTATGGATGGAAAAGAATTGCGTAAAACGATTTACAGCAGTTTGTTTCTATGTTATAATAATTGTAACAAGAAATAAAGGAGGTATACAATGCAAAGCGAGTTTGAGAATCTTCTGTTAGATACGCAGAAGGAATACAGTCATTCTAACAGGATAAAAGACAAAATCATAATTGTGCTGATTGCGTTTATGTTCCTTGAAGCAGTGATTGGATATTGTGGTTTTGTCTGGTATGAAAGCAAGTTTGATTATGTTACGACAGAACAAACAACACAAGATGTTGATTTGAGTACGGAAGGAGAAAATGCTAATGCAGAATACAATGACGTACAGGGAAATCAATATAATGATAGCGCAACGCACAATGAACAGTAGAAAGGAGGTAGAGAAAAATGCCTTCTAAAGCAAAAGTAAAGGTCACAAAGGTTCGGACAACGACAACAGCAAAGGTCGGGAAGTCCAGAAACAAGTCTGGTGGAAATCCAAACAAATGTCCGATTTGTGGCAAGTTTATGGGGAATGGTTCACATGGACAAACATAATGCGAAAACAAGAAAGAAATTGAAACAAATTAGTTCTGTAAAAGATTTTGAAAGTCTGATAGAACAAACGATGTTGTCGGAGGAAGAAAAGAAAATATTGTGGTTGCATTACAAGGAACAGAAAACGATGGCATTTATCGCAGACGAGTTAGGAATGTCGGAGATAACAGTTAAAAAGAAACACAGTAAAATGCTGATGAAGATTGGCAAAATGTTTTAAGAATTGGGAGCGTGAAAACGCTCCTTTTTTGTTGCAATTCTTTAGAGATACTTAACGTATACTTTTCTTATATTTCATAAGTTTTACCCAATATATAATAGAATCATAACAAGCAAGGAAGTACCAGAAAATCAGAAGGAGGAAAACGAGAATGTATGGGAATTATAATACAGGCTATGGAATGTCACCATACCAACAGCAGTTAGCACAGAACAGGCTGAACCAGATGGAACAACAATATAATGGTGTTGGAACATATCAGCCAAACAATTATCAGATGCAGAACAATCAGCAGATGGGAACAATGCAGATTTTAAAAGGTAGACCAGTATCAAGTTATGATGAAGCAAAAGCGAGTATGATAGACCTAGATGGTAGTTTGTTTGTGTTCACAGATATTGCAAATAATTGTATCTATACAAAACAGATACTATTGGATGGTTCTGCTGAGTTGAAAACCTATGTATTACAGGAACAGAAACAAGGTGAAACAAAACGAGAGAATAGAAACAAAACACAACAGTATGTATTACGAGAAGATTTTGAAAGAATCGTTGGAGAGTTAAACAGACAGATTGAAGGATTGAAGGAGGTTATGCCTTATGATGCAACAGATGGTAAACCAAATGTTAAAGAGTAATCCATTGTTTCAGAGAGCGCAACAAATGGCGCAGGGGAAATCGGAAGAAGAACTGAAACAGATTGCAAGTAACTTGTGCAAACAAAGGGGAATCAATATTGATGAAGCGTATGAACAGTTTGAGCAACAGTTTTCTGGAATGATGGGAAAACAAAACAATCATGGTATAAACCGATAATGGTTTATATAAATAAAATAATTTAAAGGAGGTACATACTATGGGTATGGATGGAAGTGGTTTAAGTGTAGCAGATGCTCTTGCATTGCAGAGAGACGGCTACGACAATGATGGCATGTTTGGTGGAAATGGTTCTTGGGTGTTCTTCCTGTTCTTCCTGCTCGCTTGGGGCGGCGGTGGCTTTGGTTGGGGCAATCGTGGTGGAGAACAGGTTGCAACAAATGCAGAAGTGCAGAGAGGATTTGACAACCAGAATGTTATGAACAAATTGAATGGTCTGGAAAATGGTCTTTGCGATGGATTCTATGCACAGAACACAACAATGCTGAATGGTTTCAATGGCGTACAGCGTGACCTTTGTTCTGGTTTCGCAGGAGTAAATGCGGCAATCAACCAGAGCAGATTTGATGCCCAGCAGTGTTGCTGTGAGACAAACAGAAACATTGACAGTGCGAAGTTCCAGTTAAGTCAGTGTTGCTGTGACATCATGCAGAACAATGACAGAAACACACAGAGAATCATCGACCACATGACACAGAACGAAGTTCAGACGTTGCGTGACCAGTTACAGACAGCGAACTTCCAGTTATCACAGCAGGCGCAGAGCGCAAACATTATCGGTCAGTTAAGACCGACACCAACACCTGCATATCTGACCTGTTCTCCGTATGAATCTAACATCTACGCAAGTAGAGGATTCTATGGAAACGGATGGTTCAACAATGGATGTTGCAACAATGGTTGTGGATGTTGCTAAGTAAACAATCCGCTGTATAGCGTGAGTTATGGGGCGGCTAATCACCGCCCTTTTGTTTTGATTAAGCAAAGGAGGATAAAAACATGGCTTGTAGTTTATACAATAACAATGGTTTTGGTTGTGGAGGATGTGAGCATTTTGTTCGGACAAACAGCGTAACACTTGTAGATTCTGTTTTGGTTCTGAACATTCCGCAGAAAACGTACAGTAACAAAGAAAAGGTTTGTATCTGTGTTGCACAGGCGTTACCGAATATAACATCTGCACAGACGGTAGCAATCACAATCGGAACTGGAACAACACAGTATCCGTTAAGAACAAAGTGCGGAAACAATGTTTATGCAGACCAAATTCGTAGTAGAAGGGTATATCATACCAATGTGGCAACAGATACCGCTTCTTTTGTTGTTCCTGCTTGTGAACTGTGCAAAACGGGCTTTAATTTCCCTACAATCCCTGCAACGACAGCGTAGGTGTTTAACGTGGGTAACGACAATGGATGGTTTAATCAACGGACTTTAGACGCAATGGCTTTTATCGGGTTTCTGATAGGTGTTGCAAACTATGAGGAAAACCTGTCCCAAAGTGATGTACAGGACATGATAAAAGGGGCATTGCGAGATGTACACGAACATCTGGAAGAACAGGACAATAAGATAGACCATATCATAGAATTGTTGGAAGGAGGGAAAGAGGATGCTTGACAAAGAACAGTTGAAAGAGTTATCATGCATGGAGATATATGCAGAGATAGATAAGCACATGACAGCGGCTTTGATGTTTCATTCTGGAATGAGCGACTATTTTAACTTTATCGGGTTGCATGGATTTAAACGAATACATGAGTTGCAGTATTATGAGGAATCAATAGGAAAGCGGAAGTTACACAAAAAGGTGTTAGATATTCATAACAAATTGATACCGATAAAAGGACATGAAAAACCAGAGGTAATTCCGAAGGAATGGTACAATCACACTAGAATGGATATTGATGACAGTGTGTTGACAAAGTTTGTTCGTTCTGCTATGAAACAATACAAAGAGTGGGAAGAGGAAACAAAGAAGTTTTATGAAGCAGTGTGTTGCGTGTTCTATGAAAAGGGATGGCTCATTGATTACAATTTGATGATGTGTTACCTTGAGGATGTGCAACATGAACTCAAAAAGATTTACAGAATGTGCGAGGAACTTAACGGAACAGGGTATGATGTTCTATACATTGTGGAGATACAGAAGAAAATCCATGAAGAGTACAAAGAGAAAATGAAGAAGTTGAAAGTGCAGAAATAAAACAAGAGTGTGAGAACATGAAAAGAACAAAACAAAGAACATGAAATAGGCTTACTTGTAATTGTTACAGGTAGGCTTATTTTTTTGAATTTTTTTACAAAAACGTATTGACGAACACAGAAAAGTGTGGTAAGATAGAATCAAGTTAAGGGAAGGGATTTCCCAAAAGAGAAAACAAAACGAGAAGGAGAACAAAGAAATGATGCAGAGATTTACAAGAACAAAACATGTGGAGTTAAACATTTACAGTGAGTGCAAGTACACAGCAAGCGAAGAAGTATTTGAAAACCAGAAGGTTGTAGAGTATGAAAACGTAATCGGGTTTGAAGTGGTTGTAGGAGAACAGGCGAAGGAAATCGAAACACATACAGATGAAAGTTGCATAGATGATATGCACGAATACCTTGTGTTATATTTTGAGAATGGAGAGACATCCACATTCAGAAATAGTTATGTTAATATGTTTGCTTGGTAGAAACAAAAATGGGTGTTGACAAGTTCAGCACCCTATGATACAATAGAACCACAGAAAAGAAAACAAAATAAGGAGTGAACAGAACAATGACACCATTACAGAAGAGTAGGTTAAAAAGAAAGTTCCAGAGGTTCTGGAAAGAATGGGGCATTACATGGGAAGAATTTGAAATGCTATTAGGGGCAATGTCTACAATCATGTTCCCATTTTTATTGAGAATATTCCTTGCATTTTTTGGAATTTGACGATTGATACTATGGTATGTCGGTAGTATAATAAAAGTATAAAGTAAATAAATTCAATCAAACAGAAAAGGAGAACAAACAATGAACAAAACATTTGAAGAAATGACAGTGAAGGAGTTAAGAGAAGAGAGCAGAAAGCGTGGGCTTACGTTGGAGAGTAAAGGACATAAGTTCACAAAACCAGAGTTAATCGAGAGACTTACAAAGTGGGATGCAGAACATGCTGATATTGATGCAGATATTCAGAAAGCAATTGACGAAGCAGGACAGGAAACTCTGGTAGACCCCGAAGGTGACGAAGCATGGGGTGATGCAGAGTGTGAGAAGGTGGAGACTTGTGCAGAGTGTGAACATGCTCCTTGTGAGAACACACCAAAGGTTGAAACAAAAGAAGATGGTTACATTGTGTATGCAAAAACACTGGAAGAAATCGAGCAGAAGTATGGAAACAGAAAGAAACAGGAAATCTATGACAACGAGTTAAAGGTTGGCAGTTATGTTGTGTTTGTCCACTATGTAGAAGCGAGAAACGGACAGATTTACAAGAAGTTAAGAACAGCGAAGGTTGTGGGAATCAACAGAAAGAAAGAACTTGTCAGAATCGTTACTCTGTTAGGAACGGAGAAAGAACTTTCCTTTGATGAATTACTTTACATTAAGGGAAGTGCGAAGAATTGTTCCTACCCGAAGGACATTGCAATGTATCTGAAAGAACAGAGAACAGAGAAAGGCAAGGTGTTTATCAATGAAAGATTTGCAGAAAACAATGTTGCTGATTAAAGACAGCGTAAGAAAGTTATATGATGCACAACAGGAAAAGAAACAGTTTGACAAATATTATGAAGAGGTGAGGAAGAAAGAACAACTTGCCATTTCAAATTTCATGTTTACAAGTCTCCCAAAAGGACAGAACAGTTTTGAAATAGAACTTGACGAGGGGGCAGGATATTATACAAACCATGTGAAATTGAATGTAACAAGAGTAAGGACAAAAAAAGTAACATGGTTGTTGGATAAGTTAAAACAGAAGGTCGGGAAAGACATATACAGTGAGGTTGTGAACAAAACATATACAGTAAATGATATGCAGGGATTGATTCGGTATTTAAAAACATGTGGAGTTGACCCAAAGAAGTTCAAAAGGTTCATTGATGTGACAGAAGAACTTGACGAAACAAAACTTGACACCTACTATGAAACAGGGGCATTGAAAACAAAAGACATAGAAGGTTGTTACGCTGTGAAGATGGGAGAGCCATACATCAGAATCACAGAGTTAAAGAGGTAACATGACGAGAGAATATGGAGGGAAAGAACTAGCAAAAGTGCTTATCTATTATGGATTGATTGCAGATGTCGCAAGTTCTGATTTTAACATCATTTGCCCTTTCCATGAGGATATAAACCCTTCCATGAGGGTGTGCCTAACAGATGGTTCTTTCTTCTGTTTTGGATGTGAAGCAAAGGGAAATGCCCTAGACTTTGTGAAGAAGGTACATCCAGAATTAAATGAGTTACAAGCGTGTGTTTTGTTGGAACAAATATTGAATAGTGATGAAGTCAAAACATTAAATGTGAAGTACCGAAAGAAAAGAAGATTACAGAACAAGCAAGCCTTGAATGAAGCGCATGACTATTATTATGGATTACGAACTGTTGATTGGAATGACATACACACAAAAGAAGAACATGAAGTTTTACAGTATATGAAACGAAGGGGATTTGATGAAAGAGCATTGAACATTGCACATTGTAAAACAAACTATAACATAGCATACCCTTTTCTATTCCCTATATTGGATAATGGAGAGTTCAAAGGATGGGTTGGAAGGACTATGAACAAGTATGTTGAAAAGAAAAGGAAGTACCTATACAATGATGGTTTCCGAAAGCGTGATACTTTGTGTGGAACATATGAACAAAACAAAGTGGTGTTTATCTGCGAGGGGTTTATGGATTATCTTAGTTTAAGAACTCGTGGACATCTGAAAAATGTTGTTGCGATTCTGGGTTGGCACATATCAGATGAACAGGTGAAAAAGTTGAAAGATAAAGGCGTAACAACAGTTGTGTCTGCTCTGGATAATGACAAAGCAGGGAATAAGGGTACAGAGTATTTAAAACAGTTTTTTCATGTGATAAGGTTCGCATATCCAGATGGAATCAAGGATGCTGGGGAAATGTCGGAACAAGAGTTAAAAATGGCAATCAGACGGACAAGGAGGGCTTATAAACGTGACAGTTAGTTTTAAGTTGATGATGGGAATGACGCTGTTCCATGCACAGACCATGAAGGAATTACGGATTGACAAGGTAATAGAACAGAGTTATAATGAAGATAGTCAAGAATACAAAGAGTTGTGCAAAGAGTATACACAAGTGATAGGATTTGCAAGAGAACTTGACAAAACAGAGTTTGACAAAGAATTGATGAAGGAACTAGCAAGAGAGGCGAAGGAAGTACAGAAAGAAACAATTGAACAGATTGAACAGGTTGTAAAGAATTGTTATTACCAAGGAACAACAGCATACATATCTTTTGGTGGGTATATGATTAACCCAAAAGAGTTTTGTGCAATTCGTCTGGATGGGTTCGACATTCAATTCAACAAAAAGTAAAACAAACAAGAAAGGAAGAACAAAACAATGGGAAAAATCAAATTAGCAAACATCAAGAATGAGATTAAGAAAAGTGGAACAAGCAAAGGAAAGTTTTTGTTTTTCAAAGAGGACAGCAAGGTAAGAGTAAGATTCCTCACCGATATGGAAGATGGACTTGAGGTATCTTTCCATGACAGTTTCCAGTTGGGAATCAATGTTCCATGCCAAGAAGTATTTGGAAGGGATTGCGAGTATTGTGAGAATGAGGATTTACGGACAAGAAACATGTATGTGTGGAGCGTATATGAATATGAAAGCAAGGAAGTTAAACTGCTCATGGCGGCGGTAAACAATTGTTCTCCTGTCCCTGCTCTTGCTTCTCTGTATGAAAGTTATGGAACATTGTGTGATAGAGACTATGAGATTAAGAGAATCGGAAAAGGGCAGAACACAACATACAGTGTGATTCCTCTGGAAAAGATGAAGTTCCGAAACACAAAAGTAAAACCAATGTCCGAACAGGCAATGTTGAAATGTATTGACAAGGCTTACCCTGCGGATAATTCCGAAGATTTTGAGGGTGAGGATGAAACACCAAAGCATAACAAGAAAAAGGGTGCAAAGTCAAACAATAAACCGTTAAAAGGCAAAATGAATGAGCCAGAGGATGATTGGGACGAAGATGATGAAACAGACGAGGAAGAACAGGATTACGAAAGTATGAGTGCAAAAGAGTTGTTCCAGTTGTGTAAGGACAGAGACATTGAGTGCAAGCCAAAGAAAACAAAAGAATATTACATTGACCTTCTGGAAGAAGCAGATGAGGAAGATTCTGACGATTGGGATGATGAAGATTCTGACGATGATTGGGAAGATTAGAACAAATAAGAACAATTTAGGGGTTGACAAAATGTCAACCCTTTTGTTATAATAAAGGAGTAAGGAAGGAGAACAAAACAGAAATGGGTAATTATTTTGATTTACACAGACATGACGAAACTTCTTTCTTTGATGGGTTCGGAAAACCAATAGAACTTGCAAAACGAGCAAAAGAGTTAGGATATACAGCACTAGGGTTGAGCAATCATGGAAACATAACAGGGTTGGTGCAACACTGGTTGGCGTGTAAGGAGGTAGGAATTAAACCAATACTAGGTTGTGAGGTGTATTTCCAGCCAAAGTTTAACAAAAAGAATCCACAGAGAAAGTCTTACCATTTGTGTTTGTTTGCACAAAACAAAACAGGATATGAAAACTTGTGTCATATTATGACAGAAGCAAATGTAGAACAGTTTTATTACAAACCAATTGTTGATTTTGGATTGTTGGAGAAGTATGCAGATGGGTTGATATGTTCTACTGCTTGTATTGCATCAGCAACAAGCCAAGCGATTGTAAATGGCAATGTTGAAACAGCAGGAAAGTTGCTTGACAAGTTCAAGGATATTTTTGGCAACAACCTGTATGTGGAGATTCAGCCATACAAGATTGACAAAAAGGGAACACAACAGAAAACAGATTATGTTTTGATGAAGTTAGCAAGGGAACGGAAAATCAAGTGTATACTAACATCAGACAGCCATTTTGGAAGTAAGGAAGATTTTGACACTTATTGCAAGATGCACGAAATCGGAAAAACAACACTTGATGTAAAGAACACATATTCAGAAAGGTACATGCCTAGCGAATATGAAATAGAAGAACGATTTGCAACAATCTACAAGAACAAGTTTAAGGATGCCTTTAAGGTTGCAGAAATGTTCGTTGACAACTTAAAGAAGTTACAGGACAGCGTGGAAGAGGATATACTTTCGCAATGTGAGTTGGTTCTGCCCAAGATTGAAACAAATGGAGAATCAAGCGAAACAGTGTTGCGTAAGATGGTACAGAGAGGATTGAAGAAGCGAGGGAAGAACACAAAACAGTACATACAGAGATGTAAGCAGGAACTTGATGTAATACATTATCATGGGTTTGATGATTATTTTCTAATGGTGCAAGACTATGTAAATTGGGCGAGAGAACATAGCATAGCAGTTGGACCGGGGAGAGGTTCTGCTTGCAATTGTTTGGTTGCGTATGCAATCGGGATAACGGATGTTGACAGTATTAAGTATAAACTTGATTTTAGCCGATTTATGAGGAAGGAGAAAAAGAAGTTACCAGACATAGATGTTGATTTTGAAACAGACAGACGACAAGATGTGATTGACTATGTTGTGAACAAGTATAAGGGGCAAGCAGTACAGATATGTTCCTATGGGGAATATAAGATTGACAACCTTGTGAATGACCTTGCAGGGGTATGTGGATTGCCTACAAGCGGAAAGGAATTAGATGAGTACGACAAGGAACAAAACAAAAAGGTAGTTGCAGAAATCAAACGATTTATACGAGAGTATGAAGAAGATGGCAGATTGAATATGCAGTTACTCATGGAAGATGAAAGAACAGAAGAGTATAACAGCCAGTATGACAACATTATGAAACACTTTTCCAAGTTGTTTGGTAAAATTCGATATTTAGGAAAACACGCCGCAGGTGTGGCAGTAGTTGGTTCTGATATATCGAATTATACAGCGGTGATTCGTAAGGGTGATATGTTTAGCAGTAGTTATGACCTTAATGATTTGGAACATATCAATTGTACAAAGTTCGATATGTTAGGACTTAAAACAATGTCAGAGTTGCGAGAGTTGGAAGAGTATACACATCATGTTGTTACAGATGAAGATAGAGAGGAACAAGAAATATATGAGAGTTTCCGAGATGGGAAAACAGACGGTATATTTCAGATGGAGAAGTCAGCACCAAAGAAGATTCTGGACATGATACAGTGTGATTGCATTGAAGATGTGATTGCGGTTAATGCGTTGAACAGACCAGCGCCGTTACAATTAAAGATGCACGAAACATACGCATATAACAAATTGTCTGGAAATGTAGACAGAAGTACACCATATTATAAGTACACGAAAGAAACATATGGAACAATGTTATATCAAGAACAGACCGTTGAAGTTGCACAGAAATTGGGGCATCTTACACCACAGCAAAGTTTTGATTTGTTAAAGATTATGAAAAAGGCAGAGAATCAGAACAAACCAGAGTACATACCAATTATTAAACAGATGAAGAAAGATTTTTTCAAAGGTTGTAGAAGTGAAGGACTTACGAAGGAACAGACAACGGAGATTTGGGCGAGTATGCTTATCTATGGTTTTAACAAAGGACACAGTACGGGGTACACGATTATCAGTGTAGACCAGATGTGGTATAAGATACACCATCCTGCCGAGTTCTGGTATGTCAAAATGAAGTATGCAGGGAATGATGCTGATTTACACAAGTATTCACAGTTTGCGGTGAAAGATAATGCGGTTGTAATGTTACCTCATGTGAATTATACAGCAGAAACAAGTATGCGTATGATGGATGGTGAGAATGTGATTCAGCAAGGGTTGAGCATTATTAAGGGAATCGGAGAAAAAGCGGCAGAAGCAATCGAGCATGAAAGAAAGGAGCATGGAGTGTTCCGAGATTATGATGATTTCTATGACAGATGTAAAGGAAGAACAGTTACAACAAGAGTGATTAACATTCTGAAAGAACAAGGTGCGCTGGAGTTTAACAAACGAAGGTATCTTTCTAGGGTGGTAAAGTATAACAGCAGTTTACTTGGGAGGTAACAGAACATGAACTTATTGGAACATTATGTAACAAACATTACAAGGAAACATGAAACAGACTATCAAGGAGTAAAGATGTATGAGCTGACCTGTGATATTAACTGTTATGGGAATGTGAAGAAACAAGAACACATTTTACTTCTGGAAGAAGATTACAAGATGATACAAGAAAAGGGATATTATTTAGCATAGGTGGTGAAACAAAACAATGGCTACTAAAAATGGAATGAACAAAGAAGCGATAATGAAATTATGTTCCGAGATTTCAAAGAAGGAAGGCGATGGGATTGTCTATAGTCTTGGGAATAAAAATGGAGTGTTAAACATTCCTCGGTGGAGTACAGGACTTCCAGACCTTGATGCAATCATAGGTGGAGGAATCCCAAAAGGAAGAACAATAGAAATATTCGGGGCAGAATCAGCAGGAAAAACAACGCTTGCATATCAGTTCTGCGCTCAACATGAAATGTGCCTTGATATACCGATTGAAGGAACATTTGATGCAGAACGTGCAAAGTTGTTTGGCAACAGACCAAAACAAATGTTAGTGTACAGGGCAAGATATGGGGAAAAGGCTTTTAACAGAGCAATCCGTTTCGCAGAAGAAGGTATACCAATGATTGTGATTGATAGTGTTCCGTCTATGCAACCGAAAGATGATATAGACAAGATTAGAAAAGCAGTAAATACAGACAGTGAACAAGAAATGCGTATTGGCGGTGTAGCAAGGCTAATGGATAAGTATTTGCCAACACTTGAAGATGTGATAGAACAAACAGGAACAACAGTTGTGTTTATAAACCAGATTAGGGACAAAATGAATGCATTGCCATTCGGAGACAACATACAGACACCGGGAGGTCATAAGCTGAAACATAGTGCAAGTCTAAGAATACAGGTGGCACGAAAAGGATATATTGACATACCAAACCATAACCCTTATAATAGTGCAAGCAAAGAAACAATCGGTATGATAATGAAATGCAAGGTTGTAAAATCAAAGGTATGCAATCCAAAAGGAGAGTGTGAGATACCATTATTTTATGACAGAGGGTTTGTAGATTTTGCAGACCTTGAAGATGTAAGAAAAGAAATCATGGCAGAACATAAACAGAAATACAAGGAAATGTTACAGGGTTAATGCGATTCTATTGTATTCGTTTTAACAGAACATATTTTGATGGTGATAGTGCAGAACAAAAGTTTTTCCTGTATGCTAAAACAAGATTTGATGCAGTGAAGAGATTCTGTACTACCACAGGTTACAAAAGTGCTTGCATTATTTCTGTCCATGTGGTATCATAGAGAAAAGAAGGAGAACAAAACAAATGGGATTGATGGACGAAATCAAACGAGAAGCAGAAGGGAATCGAACAAAGATACAAAGCAGTCAAGAAGCAGAATTGGAACATAAGTTGAACGCATTGCATTATCTGGATAAGAACATAGAGAAAGAATTACAGTTCTTAAAATCGGTAATGACAAGAGGACAGGAAACAACAGAGAGGAAAGGACTTCATGCGAGTGCCATTATTGTTTCCGATGATAAGTTTTGTTACAGACAGCAAGTGTTGAGTTTGTTTTACAAACAGGCACAGGGAGAACAAGTACCAGTTGGATTGAAGCGGATATTTTCGGAGGGTGATGCAATCCATGAAAAGTGGCAACGCTTGTTTATTCGTGGAGGGTATGCAGAACCGTTAGATTGTGATTATAGCAGATTCAATGAAGAGTTTGACTTATCCTATACGCCAGACATTATTTGTAATATAGGAGGTATAGAAATGGTCGGAGAAATAAAGTCTGTAAATACGTTCCAGTTTAAGAAACAGAAATATCATGTTTCTGGAAGGAAACAGTTACAATTATATATGTATTTAACAGACATCCATGATGGTTTTGTTTTGTGCGAGGATAAGAACACGCAAGAAATAAAAATATACTTATATAAGTTCAATTACAAAGAAGTTGAGCCATACATAGCAAGGTTAGAGAAAGTACAATATTACAAACACAGGCTTGAAACAAAAGGAAAGCTTGTACAGAGACATGAAAAGTGTACAGGGTATCAATGCAAGATGGCAGAACAGTGTCCTATGCGTGATGTTTGTTATGGAAGGAAAAAGGAAAGGCTAGAATAATTTACATTTAGGGGTTGACTTTGTGCAACCCTTATGTTATTATATAGGTAGAACAGGAGAAGATAGCATGAGTAAATACTGCAAGCCTATGGGTTTATATGTTACCTATTTAGACTGCATGGAATGTGAGGACAAAGAATGTATAACAAAACGAGAAGAACAAACAAATGTAAGTATGGAAGAACAAGAGCATACAAAGATTGTAGAATCTGCACCATGTACGGAAAATGCGAACTTACGGAAGGGAGAGCAAGAGAATATGAAAAAGGTTTACCTCTTAGTAGACATAGGAAGTGAAATCTTTCTAGTGTTTGCTTCAAAAAGGGAAGGATATACAAAGAACATAGTTTTTCGTGCAGAGGTTGTGAAAGCAACAGTTGACAAAGATGGGGTAACATATAACTGTGAAATCAATCGTTGCATGAATGACAAGATGGTGGATGTAAACAAGTATGTAAAGTTCTATATGTTTAGAAATTCAAACATTGATACTGGACATAGAGGGATGGACAAACAATATTATCCAGTATTTACAACAAAGGAGGGATGTTTACAATGGATAAAAGGGGCGTAATGTGTGCAGATTGTTGCTATCTGGATAAAACACACAAATACCAAACTGGTGTCATGTTCCAGTATGGGTGCAGATGCCACCTGTCAATATATAACAGAACACGTGCATGGTTAAGTTCTGACAATGGACTAAGAAGGACAGGTTGTAGTTGTTGTAACAAATTATATTATGGGACAGTGTTTCAAATAAAAGAAAGTCCATACAAATACCTCTATCTGGGAAAGGTGGAAGGTAAGCGTTGTTTGTATAACATCAGCAAGAAAGAAACAGAGTATGTGACAGATGAGTGGATTGCAGATAAAAGTATTACAGTGTTAGATTACCACAGTCTATTTGTTGTGTATCATACAGAAACAGGTTATTATGGATTGACAGGGGTTGGAAACCTGTTAAGATTCGAAAGTAAACAAAGTAAGAAGATGATTCGTGCTGGTATTATGGCAGTTATACGAGCAGATGGAATTAAACAGGCAAGGGAACGAAAACAAATGGTGATTGAAAAATGGGAGAATGAAAATCTACTACCATTTGATTAGGAGAACAGAACAATGAAGAAGAAAGAAGAAAACAGAAATTATAAACAAAGGTTTATGAATGGCTTCCATATGTTGACAGGTGCAAAGTCTTCGTACACTGTCTGGGGTGACTTAATGTTGCTATACTCTATCGAGATTATAAACACAACAATGAGACCATTAAAGAACAATGAACCTTTTAAAGAAGTATGGAATGGGAGGGAAGAGCAGTACATCAAAACAATTAAAACATACAACAAAAAAGAACAGAAAATCATTTCCCAAATGTTTACCATGTTGGTATTAGAGTTGGAGAAGAACCCAAACCAAGACCTATTAGGTGAATTGTACATGACATTGGGAATCTCAAACAATCGTGCAGGACAATTCTTTACACCATATAGTGTATGTGAACTAATGTCGGGCGTAACAATCAACAAGAAGCAGTTGGCAAAAGATGTACATAACAAAGGGTATGTGATTATCAATGATTGTGCTTGTGGTGCAGGGGCAACCTTAATATCAGCAGCAGAACATTGCAAGTCTATGTTCAAGAAACTGAACTACCAAGACCATGTTGAAGTAGTGGCACAGGATATTGACATTTTATGCGTTCAGATGTGTTACATACAGTTGTCTTTACATGGGTTGTCTGGATATGTGGTACATGGGAACACCTTAACAGAACCGGAAGTAACAGACCTACATAGAATCTGGTTTACACCTATGTGGTTTAACAATGTTTGGACAATGCGGAGATTGTTTCATGGACAGGACATTTTAGGTAGAGAAAGGAAACAAAAGGAAAATGGCAAAGCATGATTATGTGATAGGAATAGACCAATCATATACAAGGACAGGAATCACAATTCTAAAGAACAAAGAAGTGGTTGAAATGTTCAGCCTTGATTATGAATATTGCAATAACAATTCAGAAAAAAGAACAGCACTTGAAAACACGCTAAATGAAATTATGATAGACCATAACATAGCAAACCCATTAGTGATAACAGAACGTATCCGTCTGCGTTCGCAAGGGTTTCTGTCAGAAGCGTACATCAAGTCAACAGGAGCGTTGATTGCCACCATCATTGATTTCTTCCATTATTACAATGAAATCCCTGTATATAGCGTTGATACACGTTCATGGAAGTCTCAAATAATCGGGAACAGTAAGCCGTTAGACAACCCATATGGAATCAATCCAGAGAAGTACCGTACAATCTGTTATTTGAGGGATAAAGGGCTTTTAAAGTATATCGTGAAGGAATATAAGGGCAGGGGCAAAAAAGGCATTATAGACGTCAAAATGGAGGTCAGAGAAGGTAATAAAATAGTAAAGAAAAAAGTACCATGTGAAATCAACGACGATTTAGCAGATTCTTATTGTATTGCACTATATGGGTATCTACCAAAATCAAAACAAAAGTTGAAGGAGGAACGATTTTAATGTATAGTTTTATGATGAACATGGGAAAAGAATGTATGTGTGATATGAAAGAAGAACAAGGAAATGAAACAATATGTGATGATTTTAGTTGTCTGTTTGCAGGAACAAAGTTATGTGTTGAAGAAAGTTGTAATAGATGCAAACTGAATAATTGCAGAGTATGTAGGCATTTATTTGAATGTTTTGAGCGTGTAGAACAAGATTGAGATTAGGGGTGCGGTAATGAAATGCAATATAAGAACAATTGGTGGCATAAAAGAAGTACAATGTTATAAAACGGGATATAAAAATGTTGTGATAGCAAAAGTGGATGAATATTGTTATAGTATCACTCATTGGCAAACTGGAATTGCCTTATATTATGAAAGGTACGAGAGAAAGGAAGATGCAATGGATTGTTTGTCAGAAGTGATTGAAGAGGTTAGAAAGACAAATGTAAACATAAAACAATTTTGTAAGGAGCATAAACTAAAACAAATAAACTTTTAGGGTGTGAACAATCATGCCCTAATTTTATTGCAAAAAAATCAAACAAAACTGTTGACATTGTTCTGTACGTATGTTATTATATAATCAAGAAATGAAGAAAACAACTCAATGAAGGAGGAACAAAACAATGAAGAAAATATTAAAAGTTGGGTATGGAGAAAACGCAAGAAAGGTTGTTTTAGAAAGCACAGGAAAGAAATTGTATGGAACAGCAGTATGGGAAGAGAAACAGACAGGAAAATTTTATAGCGTTGAAAGAAGTAGACATTTAGGAAGAACAATAGAAGCGGCACATGAATATAATTTAACAAGAGAAGAGTTTGATGCATTATAAATAAAATAACAGAAATGAGAGTTGAGAAATCAGCCCTTTATTTTTTACAACAAAACGATTGACAATCAAACAAAACAAATGTATCATATAAGCATAGAGTTAAGCAGAGATGGTTGGCAAACACTCAAGGTGCAACAATATATGAATCAAACAAAAACAAAGAAATTTAACAAAACGTGTTTACATTTGTTTTATGTTGTGTTATGATATAGTCACAAAGGAAATGGAGAACAAAACGAGAAGGAGTTAAAAACATGATTAAAAAAGAAATAGAAGGAAGCAAGGTAATAATCTTTAACAGCATTTCAGAAGTTGTACAATTCAATCGAGAAACAGAAAGAACAAATTTTTATCAGAGTTATCATACATCAGATGAAATTGGAAGCGGAAGATATTCATTTACTAAAACAAATAGTTATGAAGAAGCAGAAGATTTGTTGTTACATGGTTGGGATAGTATGGCAGAAAGATTGACGAAAAAGATTGGAAATGTAAAGTGCCAGAATGGTTACAAAAATAAAACAGTTTATGGTGTACAAGGCTATCAAGCGTGTGTTCCTAGATATTTGCAGGGAATACCAGATAACATGGTATCGAGCAAAAGAATTACAACAAAACAGAAAGTGTTAAACATTGTTAAAGATTTCGGATATTCTGGAGCAACGTCAGCAGAAACAATCGAAAATGAAAGCATAAAAGTCCTAAAGGCTGTGAATGAATTAGAGTTGACAGGGTATAGGGTGAATTTGAGTATTACATTTGTAAGCAGATGCAGGGGAGGTTACAGAAGTATAGTAGTTAAAATAAAAAATGCTTCACAAAGGATGAACATTAAACAGATGGCTTTCCCATTAGTACATCCTAGCATGTTCCGTAGAATTGTGTTCGGATTGATTGAGAGATTACCAGAAACAGAATGTTTTGGCTATGGATACGGAGCATGTACAGAGTATAATGAAACAAAACATTTATTTAAGGGTGATTATTTTATTCCTCGTATTGTTTCAGAAGCAGAGATTACAGACATTGAAAAGTATAAAATAAA